AGTATTTCCAGTCAGTCTTGTAGAAGTCGTAACCTCTTCTGAATCCTGAGAATCCAAGGTTCAATGCCATCTGCTCATCGTTGTCGAACAATCCGTATGATGTACCGCCAGCTCCGTAAGAGTTCTGCGCAGCAAGCATATCGTCAATGTCGAAAGAGAACTGACGGTTTACGAAAAGAACATTCTCCTCGATAGAACCTTGTCGGTCAAGTCTTTGGATGATTGCATCGAATTCAGCAAGGGTAGTTGGGTTACCACCTCCGAATACGTTTCCTCTCTGCTCAACAGCGTGGAAAACTCCTTCAGAACCTGTCAAAGGACTTGCAAGTCCAATAGCACCAGAGCCAGCCTCAGCAGGAACAGCCTCAATCATTGCTGTCTCAAGGTAGTCCTCGAAACGTAGACGAGTCTCATGCTCAGACTTCAAGTACCATAGGTATCCAGAAGCTCCGTTCTCGGTAGTTACTTCAATCCATCCGATTTGAGCCATGTCAGAACCTGATACAGCGTACCTGTCCTTGATGATGATTGGCTTATTATCGAAGATTTCATCCTCAGCCTCAAGAGATCCAACCATTCCGTTGGTTCCCTTTGCGAACTCAGAACCGTAAATCATAACGGTAACATCAGCGTTTCCTGCACCAGTACCAGAAGTAACAAGACCACCTCCCTCATAGAAAGCTACCGTGAATACGCTTGAAGTTGGGGCTGGAGCAATAGTTACAACTCCTTTGTTTACTCCTGACCCATCATTTTGAGAGATAAGGACAGTTTGTCCAACTCTAATTGCTCTGTCGTTACCTCCAGAAAGGGTGTCGTTTACTTGAAATTCAGCGGTGTCGTCACCAGCTGATGCAGCAGTACCTACCTCAACGTATTTAGTGTGTAGACGACCTTGCTCTGCCCATTTGATAAGGTCAGAGTTAGAAGGCATCTCAGCACCTACCATACGTAGGAATGATGCAACGCTTCGGTTTCCGTAACGCTCGAATTCTTTCTCGTAAGTATCAGGGAGATACTGGTTCAAGAAGTCAAAGTTTGTAATGTAGTTGCTCTCCAATGCCACTCGTTCTGGAGCTGGCTGCAACTGAAATGTTGGGGTTGGGTTTAAAGGCATTTTTGTTTTTCTTTAAAAAGTTTATGTTCGTTTACTTCTGATCTTTAAGCCTCGACCTGAGTCTTGACTTACTGATCGTACTTGCATTCCCCCTTTCTTAGTGACCTCTGGCGCTCTGCGAGTGTCCATGTCAATGTTTTTGGACTTCTTCGCCATGCCATCGACCGCTGCTGCTTGACCTTGCTCGTAGAAGAACTTGGCAAACTTGTCAGGGTTCATTGCAATCGAAAGTGACCTATGGTATCCTGCTGCATCACTTAGTAGCCCGTCCTCTCCAATGTACTTGTTAATGAAGTTAAATGGAGATTGGTTGGCGCTTTTAAGCTCTGCCGCATCCGCTGGTTTGAAGGTGATTTTCTCATCATTGACATTGAACTCAAAACCTTTGAATTCGTCACTGAAAAGCTCATCAGTCTTCTTGCTGAACCATTCTCTTTTCTTTTGGTTCTCAGCTTCGACACTTTCAGCCTCTTTCATTTTATCTCGATAAGACCTAAGCTCTTCATCGTACTTAGCGTCAGCAGGCTCCTTGCTTGACTCAAGCGGAACCTTGTATGCCTCCTGCTGTTCCTTAAAGAACTTCTTGGCTTTATTGAGTTCTCTTTTCTTGGCTAATTTCTGCTTCTTTACAAGCGACTCGTCATCAAGGTCTTCATCGTATCCGAACTTTGAATCAATCAAATCATTGATGTCATCTTCGTCCAAACCTTCCTCTGTCTGCTTGTAGTAATCCGCAAGCAACACGTCTGAATCCATCTCATCGTAGTTCTTATTCAACTGCATGAAATCATTCAGACCACGACCAGTCTCCTTCTTGTATTTGAAGAAAGCCTCAACATCCTCTGGTAATTCAGGGGATGATTCTCTTTCAGAGAACAACTCATCAAGTGAGTTTATCTCTTTACCGTATCGGTCTTTAATATGTGAAAGAACGTCTTCGTCTTTTATTTCAAACTTCTGCTCTTCAGCAGGAGTCTCTTCTTTCATCTCTACAGCAGGCTCCTTTGTCGCCTGCTCTTCCTCCTTCATTTGCTGCTCATGCTTTTCGAGAAGTTCATTCTCTACTTCTTGAACAGACTTTGACTCTACCTCTCCGAGGTCTCTTACCTTAAATTCAGCCATTTGATTTGATTTTGTGCAAAGTTATTGATTTATTTTTTATCGAGGAGAGAACTCGGCAAGGTCGAACCCGTCCAAGCTGTCCTCGTTTGATTCAAAGCTCATTGGAGGCAGGTTGTTCTTTCGCTGCTCGATAAGCTTTGACTGCTGTGTGTTCTGCTTATCTATTCGCTTTCCCTTTGCCTCTTCCTTCATGTCCTCACGCTGCTTGAGCTGCTCCTGAGTCATGCCCTGTAGCTGCATGTTCATCTCGAACTCGCGCTCCATAAGCATTAACTTGTATTTAGCCTCAGCGTCAAGTCGCTGTATGCTCATCTCTGTCTTGGTCTGCTCAAGCTGCATCTTAGCCTGTGCCTCAAGCTGTACTTTTTGTTGCGCTGCCTGAGCTGCCATCTGCTGAGATTGCATCTGTGTCTGAGCCTGCATCTGCTGCATCTGCATCTGTTGTTGTTGGTCAGCCTCTTGTTTCTTCTTGCGTTTAACCTTAAGCAGTTGGTTGGCAAGCTTTATATTTTTTACCTCTCTGATGTCAATAGCATCCTCAAGGTTTATGTCTTGCTTAGACAAAGCCATCTGAATGTTTGCTTCAAGCTGAGCCTTCTCTTCTTCATCTGGAGCAATGTCTATGAATATACCGAAGTCGTACAGGTATAAATCCTTTATCTGATTAAGTGTATCAACATTGTACTTTCCAATCTGATTCAAGAACTCCTCTTTAAAGTCTGCATACTCAAGTATATCAGCAACTCTATATGAAAGAGCCTCTGAAAGTCTTCTGAGTATGAATAGACTTGATTCGAGTATATGTCTTGTAGCCGTGTTTGAGCTTAGAGCAGCAAGCTTCTGAACACCAACCAGTGCATCTGGATTTGGTGTAGAGCCATCTCTTGCCTCGTTAAGACCACTTACAGCTCTGATCATGTCAAGGTAGTGGTTGTAGTTTGCTATAAGAAGCTGCATCTTAGATGCACTCCCTGTAGAGTTGATAGGCTGGATAGGCACTCTTGCATTGTTAAACTCGCCATCCTGCGTATAACTCCTACCTACAACACTACCAGTTTGGAAGTATAGCCGTAGTGCATCCTCTGGGTTATATGCGTTTCCTGTTCCAAGGTCAACCTCGTTGAGTCCGTCTGCGTCAATGAATACACCATCAGGAACCATACGAGCAATAATCTGCTGCATCTTCAGGTGTGTTACCTGAATAAGGTCTACAAAAGGAATCATTCTCCTTACAAGGGATTCAATAACGCCCTTATACATTCTTGGCGCACACGCAATATAGTTAGGCATAGCGTGCTGACTTGCTGACTTTGGCCTTACCATGTTCTTGGCAAGCTCCCACTTCAACATGATGTTAGTACCCATCACCATAACACCCTCGTACCAAACCTCAATCGTCTTCTCAACCCTCTCGAAGTTACCTTCGTCCATCATCTCCTGTGGTGGGTTGAACTCATCGTCTTTCTCTATAACACGCTCACCTCCATTATCAAGCATCTTCTTCTTGTACACAAACTTCTTTGTTGTCTTGTAGTTGAAGAATAGAAGTGTACATGTATCTCTATAGAACATGTCGTTCTCATAGAACTGAGATACGTTATAGTAGTTGTTCCAACTCTGACTGTACTTTGAGATAAGCTCCATATCCTCGTTTGTAAGGTCTGGGTCTATCTTAATAAGCTCAGTCATAGGAAGGGTCTTTATCTCTCCCCAATAGAAGCAATCCTTGAAGTATGGGTCTTCAGTATAACTATACACCACGTTTGCTGGGTCTACATAGTCAAGAACGACTCCAGCCCCTTTCTTGAACTCGTGCTTAGCAACTGATATACCAAGTACCATTTGGTCGTAGTCGAGTCTCTTTCTTATGTCCTGATACCTGTTCTCTTCAAGAATAGTGTTGATAGCAACCTCCTCAGCTATCTCAATGGCTGGCTTGTAGTTTAGTTGCATATACAATGAAAGCTCCTCATCATTGTCAGGAACGTCATCAGGGTTCATTGTAAATGGGTTGACCCCAAACTCAGCCTGAACAAGATTGAACACGTCCTTTCCTGCCATCTGAGTTTCAATGTTCTCTTGGAACTGATTCCTCTTCCCTGAAGACAATGCGTCTTGAGCATAAGCCTTTACCTCAAACAACCTGTCCGTCATTCCATTGACCACAATGTCAACGAACTTTGGAATGATAGGAACTGGTGTCCAGTCAAGGTTCAGGTACGATAGGTCTCCGTCAATAGCAAGCTCATTCTTGTACTTGTGTACAGACTGCTCTCCTCTTGCGTATAGTCTTAGCTTGTGAAACTCTCTGAACTGATCGTAGTATCTACAGCCGTTTCCATCCTTCTTAAACCACTCATACTGTATGGCTTGACCCACCATAAGTCCATAGCTTGAGGTCGCCTTTTCTTTGTCTGTTACAAACTGGTCAGGGAACCCTGCAGCGGAAACATTTACTGTTACTTCCTCCATCTATCTGTTTAATCGGCTGGATTTGCCAGAGTTATCGTATCTTGCAAAGTTAATGCTTATTTTCGACTGTGTCCTTTGTGGGGTGTACAGGTTCTTCTGATTAGCCATAATAGCAAGCCCAGAACTGATTGAGGCATCGAACTTTGTCCTTGCGTTTATATCAAACCTCGCCCAGTCCTCAAGTGTTCTGTTGAAGGGCATTGAACCCATCTCGTCAGGGTCTCTGAATGTACCCTCCAAGTCCATGCCTATGTACTTCTCAATGTGAGACTCAATAGCCGCTGCGTGTGACTGTTTCACATCCTCACTCGTGTTAGGTATTCCACCCAGCTCTTTCTCTGTCTTGGACAACTTCATAGCTGGTTTGTCAGGTCTGTTCATTGAGTAGCCTCTATACCCTCTATTCTTGAGATGGTACAGCAGTCTTGGCTTGTTATTCTCACATAGTATCGGCATCCCGTAGAATACTATCGCCATAAGCACCTCCTCAAAGAATATCTCAGCTGTCTGGGGTCTTGCAACGTACTCAAGAAAGAACTCGTTACTTGGTGCATCGTCCATGTTGAACTTGGTAAGTCCGTGAAGCGCACCGTTAGAGCCTCCGCCCCCTACTGTTCCTGATATGTCGTATGAGTCACAACCGAAAGATCCTATATGCTCGTTTGCAGGGAACTTCCTCCCATTACGCATCTCGTACCTGTTCTGCATAGCTGCAGGTGGTATCCATGACACTAAGAACCTTCCGTTTTTATCTGGCGTCCATATCACCTTTGTATCCTTGATTCCGTTCTCCCAATGGAAACGTCCTCTCGTTAGGTGATGCGAGGTTATCATATTGTCGTTGTAGTCAATCTGCTGATATATCTTGGTAAGGTTGAATAACGACTGCTTGCTCTCATCTCTGAAGGCATGTGACTCTGTTCTTGGAAACTGTCTGTAGTATTCGTTCAAGGCATCAGCGTCACCCTTCAATGACTGCACCTCGTTCTCCCAGTAGTCAATAGCCCCCATGCCGACCATCTCTCCATCAACACCCAACACAGGCTTACTTGGTGTCCTAAGCACAGGCATTCCGTACCTATCTATGAACCCCTCCATGTTCCACTCCATAGGAATGAAGAGCTTATACATACCGCTCTTTGTCTGACCGTTTGAGTTTCTTGTGGAGGTGTCTGAATCGTTGTACAGCTTCTTGAAGTTGTTACCCCCCTTGTTTAGTGCATTACAGGTTGAACCCATCATACACTTGCCAATAATCTTACTACCAAGACGGAGACATGTCTTTGTCACCCTCCAGTTATTGAGTATGTTCTCAGGCTTCTCCCACTTACCGCTCTCATCGTGTATCAACAGCAGGAGTTTCTCACCATCGTAGCTGTTGTCTGCTGTGTTCTTCCAGTCAATCGTTGTGTCAAGACCCTCAAGCACATCGTCCTCTACGTTGTGCATATTGTTCTTTGTGATTTTGGAAGCAGGAACCCTGTAAGAAAGCTCGGTCTTGGGTCTGTCCATACCATCCATGATAGGCTTGAAGAAGAATGGGTAGTTGCTGTTTATAGGAACAACCTTGTCGGTAAACATCTTCTTTGCATCAGCACCCGTCTTTGACAATATCCCAACCCTTGCATCTTTTGCAAGCGTTGCTGTATTCACGCCCTCTGAAGACCCCATGAACGAGAATCCTGAACGTCTGATTTTAAGGTAGGACATTCCAAAGCACCTCTTGTCAGCCTTACAAGCTTCCCAGAAAATGTGGAATATTCTATTGGCCTCCCTGAAGTCTGGAAGCCCAACGTCAATCTTTGTCCACTGCAGGTACATGTAGTGAGAGCCTGTTATGTACGTTGGGGTTCCGTTGTTTTTGAACCAGTGTCCAAACTCTCTTCTATCGAACTCTTCTTCTATGTAATCAACCCACTTGTCCTTGAAGGATGATGGCATCTCATTCCACTGGAATATGCTCTGTATCCTCTTGAGTTCTTTTGGGTACTCTTCAGCCTCCCAATACTGTTCTGATTGTTTCTTACTTCTTGAGAATACTTTCTCAGGAACTAATGGTAGCGCAACACGAAGCCCCTCTATCAGGTAGACATCTCCTACAGTGCCATCCCTTGATATAACGACCATGTCATACTTGTCGTCATACCCATACGTCCATGATTTAGCCTTGTTCTTTTTTGATAGAACGGTTTTAGGTACGTGGTTTTCAATTACCTCGTATATCCTACTTTCTCGACCTTCTCTCTGCGAATCCTCCACTTGACTTCTTTTCTTCTTTCTCTTCAGGAGCGTTGAGCTTTTCCTCTTCCTCCTCGATACGCTTCATTATCTCAAACGCATCAAATATGGCAAGCTTCTTTGTGGCGGCAGCGTTCTTTAGTCTGTCAGCCGCAAGCTCATCCTCTGGGTCGGGCTTTATTATCTCTTCCTTTGCGACCTTGATTAGCTGGTTCACTGCTATCCTCCCAGCTTTGATAATCTCCTCCTTTATAGTTCTTGAATCCATTCTTGTTGTATTTCATTTTTGGAGATGACTTGTCTCCTGAATATCTTCTACTCTTACCCATGGCTATAAAACATTACAAAAACAATCCTACCCTCTTCCCATCCCTTGTTTGGGTATTTGCTATGGAAGTAGGATGAAGGATATGATACAAGCCTATTCTCCCTGTGTCCTATTACCGTATTCAGCTCCCACCTGCTTAAATCATTTGATTCTTCTGAAAGCATCCTGTCAAACTCTTTGTCTGTTGATTTTGGTAACATGTATCCATATTCTTGATGTTTCCAAAAAGCAGTGCCGTTCAATTGACTGTCAGAATTAGATGGAGACATGAAAAGCACAATAGCTCTATCTGGTTGCTCTCCATTTATTTTTTGATCAGAGTGTATCCTCCAATCTGTGTCCAAAACATCTGTAGCAACCCTAAAGAAACTAAGTATGTTTCTCACAGGACGACCTTCAAGTCTTGATATTTTAGACTCAACAATCTCGTTGAATGCCGCAGAAGGAGTCTGCACATAAAAAGGTTTATCGCCAGCTATAACCTCCTCAAACTCGTTTGAGGTAAGTTGTTCTTTTGTGCTATCATACCACTCCGAACTAAGGAAGTCGTCAGCGAAATATATCATAGAGACAGCGTTATGTTGTCCGTAAACATTCGATACAGCTTCTCGCCATCAACCGTGAACTCATAGTCACTGTCTGGCTTGAATGATATCTCATCGCCCTCTTTGAGTCCGAATGCCTCAAGCTGCTCGTTGATGTATCTGATCGTGCCTACCAAAGGCTCCTCAGATACATTCTTGAAGATGATAGAGTCTTTCTTCTCAACTGGCTTGATGAAGCAGTATTTGTCGTGAGCATTCCACCTCTCTCCATTGTGATACATAAAGAACTGCATGTGATCTACGAAGAATAGGTCGTCCTTAAAGAAGCTCCTTCCGCTCTTCTGTCTACCCTTCATGTCGTAGTAGAACTTGAATACGTTGTGGTGAACAAGCAGGAGGTCTCCTACCTTTATCGGCCCGTCATACTTTATCGGAAGCTCGACCACCTCTGCTATCCTCTGAGAGAACCTATGGTCTTCCTGTGATGTACTTACTATAAGGTCATCGTTGATGTTCGCGTATCGCTTGCCGTCTTTTGGGCGAACGATGAACATGTATGGGGATTTCATTTTAGAAGTTTATGTTGTACTCGATTGAAATTGGCATGTCTTTAAATTCCTTCCACAGCATTATCTCCTCTCCGTTTGATATCCATATCCTAAAAGAGTCTATCTCGTCATGG